TTGATCAACATAGCCTTTTAGTCCAACGTTGGCCGCTGTGATGGATAAATTAGCCGCATTTACCTGTGATGATTGAATTGTATTAGCACGATCAATATAACCAATGATGCCCACGTTGGCTGCTGTGACATTAGCATTCAGGGCATAAGAACTTAGATCAACTGTGACGTTGGCCACTACGGTATTAACATAACTTAATGTAGGAATAACGTTACCATTTATAGTAAGATTGCCAGTGGCATCGATGCCTAGAGGAACACCACCTACATAGATAGTGTTGTTGCTGACAAACAAATCCTTCCATTGGTTAGTAACACTGCCTAGACTGTAAACAGTATTAGCACTGGGAACGATATTGCCATTAAATGTTGTCAAATATACTTTAACGTTGGCGTTGCTATAATTACTAGCACCTCCAGCACCTTGGACCGTATTGCCGCCAGGTGTGACGCCATCGTGTATGCGGATAGTCTTTGCTTCAGTGTCAACCGTCAGCTCACCAGGCAAGCCCGTATAGCGATTGTTCTGTATGGTGTTACCACGCAGTGTTAATACTTTGGTAACCTGTATGTTAGAGTAGGTAATAGCCATTAAGGTAGTAGTCCTGGGTCAATGATAGTTTCACCTAGATTTTCAACCGCGACCGTGCTTGAGTAGTAAGCTGGTAACACTTCTAGATCCAAGGGCACACTGTAGTTGTCGTCCATATACAGAGGAGTTTCTGTATTGTCTGATGTTTTGATCAATCTCGTGGTTAGTTTGTAAAATCTCTGATCTAGGCTGTTGACCACGTTGGCTGTAAACAGCACAGTGGTAGTTCCTGCTACTAGATTACTATAAGCACTGCTGGCATTAGCAGTGAAGCTGTAGGCAGTCAGTTGATTTTCAGGATCCTGTATATCTATACGCACACTGTAGCCTACCAGATTTGCGGGTTTTTGGTCCTGATTCTTAACTATTAACTGCATAGGATTATCTATGCCTTGATAAACTTTTATTGGGCGTGCATACACGGGTCGGTTCCTCGTTTTTAATGTGGGATCAGAGAAGTCCAAAACTTCTATGTTGACTTTTTGAAGATATAAATAACTTGTGATTGTAGGCACTTTTGGTCTCGATCTCTTATAAGGTATTTATCGCATCTCAATGGAAGACAGTTACAAGACACTCTTAGACCAATACCCGTTTATCAGCTATATAACCTATGGCGGCAATGATTATATTGGTATCATACAGAATTCAGATGAAATCATCACAACTATCTATGACTATGCGGCTCTGCGCACTCTAGCACAGAAGACAGCATTCTTAGAACTAGCGGATCAATGGTGGTGGGAAAGCAATAGACTGGTGCCTATTAACGTGTTTTTAAAGCAGGATTGGGTGGAATTCCGAGTTTGTTTGAAAACATTCAACAGCAAGGATGTGGAAATCAAACATGGTCCCTACATAAGTCTTAAAGAAATATCACAGAAAAGATCAAAACGTCGTAGTATCACACTGATTCGCAAAGTAGGTTAATTTTTCATAAAAAAATTCAAATATTTGTTGCATTCCACCATCGGTAGGATGCTGCTGGCTTCCAGTCAAATCTAGCATATTAAATTCTATTAAATCAACCACCCCAGGATCCTTTTGTAATTCTTGAAATAATATATTATTTTGCACTCCTCTGAAATCTTGTTTGGGTCCAAAATAAATATAATAATCGATATTGTGTTGTTTAAAAAATGCGATCAATCCTAGAATTTGAGGCATCAATTGTAGCATTAAACTTTCATTGGTGTTTATTTTGAAAAATCCATCTGCGTATTGACGTTGCTCATGTGATAGATCTTCATTGGTGGGTTTAATACTAGAAAACGGATCGTGTAAATCTAACCAATCATTGTTTTCTATATTAGGAGTAAATATTTCCGTTCTAAATAAGTGTGTTAGTTGTACTAACGCAAAAATTTTTTCGGATGAATTATTTTTAATTTTTAAACAGTCTTTATACGCACATCTGATAATCCTGGCATTACTTGATCCTGGCCAAGAATTATCTCTTAAGTGCCATTTTAAGTGCCAGGCTAAAAGACTAGGGTACCTAGCATGTTTGTGAAGTAGTAAATTTGCTGTGTAACTGCATCCATTGACATACAGTATTGTCATAATAAATTCAGATTTACCACTACTAGTTGAGCATAGGCGATCGCGTGTGCTTTCTTAAAACTGTATTCACCCTCAACCTTATCCCATACAGTAGCACTAACATCTTTCCATGTACGACCTATTAGGTGTCGTTTACCTGGACGGATTACTGCTAGGAACATAGCCAGTCTAGGAATAGTATCCACAGGCTCTGGCATTTTAAGCAAGGTATCATAGTGATTGTTGACGTGTATCAGTTGACTGCAAATCGCAGGATCATATAACTTGGCCCAGTCTGGCTCTTGCATGAGCTTGATCAAGTGCGTTTCATCTTTGACCTGTTTATAAACATGGACATTTAATAAGTCTAGTTTCATGTAGCCGCGTTCTTCTGCCGCTTGATAATCCAAACTTGCTGATCCTACAAAAGGATCTACGGGTATGTCTGTGGCATATACCCCTGTGTTGTGCTTGACCAACTTACCATCACGGATAATACTAGCTGGCGTGACATTTAACAAGCGTAATACCTGTTCACGATCAGCAAAGTCTATGTCAATGTCGCTTTTAAATTTCATAGGTATTCTGGTGGTATGAAGTCTGGTGGAGGAGTGTTAGGTGCGATTCCAATACTTTCTTGTGATTGTTGGGGTATAGACATTTCAATTCGATCTAATTGTTCTCTAATCTGTATCAGATCATGGTTGATTAAAGTCATATCTGATCGTAATAACATCAATTCACTTTTTATTCCATCAAATAACTCTCGTAGTTCATCAGCGATCATAAGTTCGCCTCCTTCAATATTTGTTTTACCCATTCAGTGTCCGCCACATAATCTTTAAATTTCCTTTGCCAGTATTCTGGATCTATCCAAGGAAGAATAAGACCAATTTGATCATCGTTAAGAGCATCAAGAAAGTCAACACCGGTATCACAATTATAAACAATCCAAGGGCTAACCCTACCATTAGCGATGTGATGACACACGCGATTAGGATTGCCAAACCTAAAATAATCACTAAATCCATTTTTAAACTCTCCATGTTCGTCTGCATAATCCTGCATCTCCTTTAGGGCACGTTCAAGGGCATCTTGGACTGCTTCCTTACGCATATACGTTTTAAGATATTCTAAGTAGACTTTCTCATGCGTCCAATGATCAAGTTTCTTGTTTTCTTTGATCACATAGTCAATGAACATCTTTGGATTGACAGCACGTATGCCCACCATATGGCGTCCAAACTTGACGAACGCACGATAATAAGGACTAGCAACAAAGTCACTATATGACTTCATCTTAGCTGAACCCTGTGTTAGTTCATAGAAGCGTAGATATGCCTGTAAGCCAAACTGCACGCCAGTTTCTTTTTCTTCCTGCCAGCGGCGTTTTTCTTCGCAAAGATGCGCGGCAAGGGTTGATTCCTTGCGGAACTCTTTACTACAATATCGACACTTATAGCTCGGCTTTAATTGATTTGTCATCAAGTCCGAGGTTTCGTGCCATGTCTGCAATATCTCGTTTATCATTGATTTTTGCCATTAGATCTATTTCATCTGATTTCATATTAGGATATAACTTGGCCAAGAACTTTTGGCTTTTGTTATCCCCTTCTTTCTTTTTAGCATTAAGCCAATAGTGGAACTGTGCGCCCATCTGTGGACTAACTGTAGTGCAGGTCAACCATTGTAGTTTAGTATGTTTACTGCCTAGTTCAAAGAAATGTTTGTTTACACGTTCATTTGTAGCCATTAGGTAATAGGCCTGCAGGTCTTTGCCGCCACTGACATTGGCGCCATATTTTAACATTAGGTATGTTGAGAACTTCTTACGATCTTCGTCGGTGAAGTTGTCATAGTAAGCGCGATCCTTGCGATCATATGCCTGCATTTCATATTTGATTTCTAAACTACTGCTCATCTACCCTTCCTTAGGTAATTAATCAATTGATCTACACTCTGTTGCATGCGATTGTATTTAGATTGTAGTGCATCCAAAGCAGCCTGTTGTTTGGCCACTAGGTCGTGTAGTTTGGCGAATGCTTCTGTGGTTTCACGTAGTTTTTTGTCTTGGCTGAGCAAGTTTGGACGTGGTGGAGCATTTGGATCCACTAGTCGTTTCTTCTTCTTTTTAAATTGGTCTGCGTTAAATGCCATCAGTATGATCCTCGGAGAGCTTATATATAATTATACATTCTTCTACCGCATGTTGTAAAGCTGTATTTTGATTACGTTTATCATATATTTCCGCCCACATACGCTTTTCTATTTGTTCTTTAGCTTTCCAGCTTTGTCCGATCATTATGCGAGATTCTGGGGGTGCCCCAAATTCACGGGCATAGGTAGTTTCGCCACCATCTGGGCTTTCGTATACGTAGGTTGCGCCTGGTTTTAAATTACCCATTCCAATGTCTCAAAATACCTGCTATGATAAACAGGTTCGTAACGATATACAATGCTACTATCGCTGTCCTGATTGCCGCAACAACATCTGCTTCACTGTCAGTGATACCTTCTTTTTGCCCAAGAGCTTTAGCCCAAAGTCTCCACATCGTTAACGCCTTTCTTACCATATTTTACCGTAGTCAACCACTTCGCTTTGGCGACTGATGTCTTTGACAAAGTAAGCACACAGCGGATGATCACCATCATTGATTGGCACTGCTAACATCTGCCCTGGACGTAGTTTGGGAAAATACCATTTAACGTCTTGATAGATGTCTACGATCTCAATTGGATGGAACTCTGGTTTAAAACTGTCTAAGGGATTAAAACAGAACACACTAAAACCGCGATCGTTAATTGATGTCAGTGGAATAACTTCCAAATCACCGAAGTCGGGTTCACCTATAAGTATCTGCCAATCCACAGGCATCTTAACCAGATTGCCGCCAATACGTAATACCAGCGCAGGGCTATTAAAACTTTCTAAAAAGATCAATGGGATAAAGAAGTAGTCTGGATTCTTTGGATCGCTGTTGTCTAATATAGCGAAGCGTAGGTCCTCGACTTCATCTGGAATCTCATTCATCTCATACGCTGTGTTTTCTAGGGTTAGTATATACATAAATTACTGCCAATCTGTCTTTTCGACAATGAATGGGTAGTTAGCCTCCTTGTAAAATTGCTTTCTTTTTGTTAAATGCCTTTTGGCAAACTTACATGTTGATGTTATGTCCCAGATTTGGACGAAGTCTTTGTCTTCCGCTTTGCGGATGCCACGCCCGATACTTTGGATGACCCTAACAAAGCTCTTACCGGGCTCAATAAGCACAAGGTTAAAAACACGAGGAATGTTGATACCAACAGCAGCAACCCCATAGGTAGCGACA